TGGCAATCGCCGCTTCATCGCACAAGGCTTGTACCTGCCGAGCCGTACGAGCGACGATGCCATGGGTGCCATGGTGGTAGCGATCGATACCTCTGGTTCAATCGGCGAAAAAGAACTGACCGAGTTCAGTTCCGAAATCGCTGAGATCCACAAAGAGGTCAAGCCCAAGGAGCTGATCGTCATCTACTGCGACGCACGTGTAAACCATGTGGATCGCTTCGGTCCCGAAGACGAGCTGCACTTCAAACTGCACGGCGGTGGTGGTACCGATTTCCGTCCGCCGTTCAAGTGGCTCGAGAACAACCAGATTCAGCCGCGTGTGTTTGCGTACCTGACCGATGGTTACGGCCCGTTCCCTGAACAAGAGCCGGACTTTCCGAACATCTGGTGTATCAACAACCATGATGTCACGCCGCCCTATGGTGAGCACATCATCTTGGAGGTGTGACACATGGGCGCAGACATCCACTTCGTGATCGAGCACAACAACCCTAAGGACAATCTTGGCTGGGTTGGTGTGTATCAGTCAGACGCATCTTACAGTCCACCAAACTACAACCATGTCGCATTCAAAGCCATTTACTACAACCTCTCTGAAGAGGAGCGGCGTCGTCGCATGGACACTGGTGTGCATCCTTTCGGTCTTCTCAGCCGTCGCGATTACGAGTTTTTTAGCCGGCTCGCCGGCGTGCGAGGCGACGGCCCAGCCCCTAATGGTGTGCCTCCCGATGCTTCGGCAATGACTCGACGCACCATCGCCCGTTGGGGACGTAGCGGACATAGCCATGGACACATGCCGTTGCGCGAATTCATCAAACGCAAAATCATCAATGACAACTCATTGGTAGAAGTCACAAAGACGAGGCTGCAAGGCATCGACCCCATCGTCGAGTACCTGAAAGAACAGATCTGTGAACTAGATGACGTTACCCTCGACGACAACACTCGTGTCGTGTTCTTTTTCGACAACTGACTGATTGGTCCATCATGGCAACTACTCTCAAACCCGATGCGGTCAAAGAACGTTTGCTGGCCGCTCGTGCAAAGATGCACGAGGAGTTCCTCAAGGCTTTTGACGAAGCACAGGTCAAGCTCGACCCCGAATCATTGACTACCGAGATCACGTCGATGCTGCTCGCAGAACGCCGTGAAATCGTCCTGAAGCTGATCGGTTTCTCAGACCATTGGGGGCCGCTTGAGGTCGACCACTGCAACGGCCGTGACCGAGACAGCATCATAGGGAAGTACATCCGCACCACTGCTACCGACGCCGTCCAAAAATGGATGGATGACCATCTGAAAGGCGCGTTCGAAGCACATGTTCGCGGCAAGTTCTCTGATGCCAAGGTCAAAGCCGCTGCGATCAAGGAGTTCGACAGCATCTTCCAACACGCACTGCACAACGCCATCCGCGAGCTCGCAGAAAACATGGCCCAGCAAGTGGCCGAAGAGTTCTCGAAGACCGTCAAATCCACTCTGGCCCTTTCTTCCGACGACTGATCATGTTTGACTATTATCGCGCAGCCAGACAATACGCTGCTGGCAGAAAGTACAGTCCGATCGGCACCAAGCTGACCAGACATTTCTGGCTCAACTATGAGCCGGGAAAAGACTGCTACACCGTGAGCTATGTCTTCAGCAAGTACTACTCTGACATCGACGCAAAAGGCAAGCTGGTGCGCTTACGCGCAGGTCCCTCTATGCGCGACAAGTACACGATGCGCACCATAGCTTACATTTACAAAGACTATGTACGCTTGGTTGCCGATCCGAATAGCGGAAGTATTGTGCGCGATTTCTTCAGGGATATGTACTACTGTACATACCGCGATGCACCGAGTATCAAGATCAAGGGCATTGAATGGACGCTCTTCGCTCCAAGTACTTCGTACTTCGACAGATGCTACGCAAACGGTGAGTTGCTGTATTCCATCGGCGATGTGCTGATATTCCCGGACGGCACGTACAAACCTGTAGGTGCCCCGCTTGTGCGCGTACATGACAAGGAACGCAGAGCCATCCTCAACAAGCGCATCAGAGACGTTCGACGCATGCTGGTCCTTCGCGCCAAGTTGGGCGGTTTCAGTTCCGTGGATTGGCAAAAAGTCAATGAGGAGTGTAGATCCAAGTATGGTCCTTCACTTCGTAGCCATGGAGCTTTAGTTCGTAGCCACCCCAAGGTGATCAACGACATGTTGATGGCTGTAGATCCTGAAAACTTCGAATCGATGCTTCCGCTTTTGTGGATTTCCCGGGTCTACGCTTTTTACCCCTACTCACCTGCCATGTGGAACAACATCGACAGCTCATACAACTGGCTGCGTGTTTTCAACACAATGATCGAAGCTGCACGTGAAGGCCTTCGCAAAGAACTTGGAGCTGTGAGCTATGTCGCAAAAGACCGTGAACAAGAAAGCACTGATAGCCCGACTGATGGGCAAACGCAGCTGCACGGGGTGTGAGTACCTGTACCTTTACAACACCAGACGTACGCATTCCGTAACAGGTACGGTGTACATAATAACCAAAACGACCGCCCATTGCGCGCTGGATATGAACCCTAATCTTAAGGGTAAAGAGGTCGAGGTTCCAAACAACTGGCAAGACGGTAGCTGGACACCCATACGTGACTCGATGTGCGAGCGCTTCAGTCCTTTGCAAAAGAACTGCACCCCTGCGTGGGTCGATGAAGATGATGCAGATGTGGACATAGCCGAAGAGACCGTAGGGTTCAGTCCTGCGGCTCGTCGAGCCATCGCAAGGCACAGTTTGGGGTGATATCATATGTCCCCCCAAACGAGGAGTTCCACGTATGTCCAACAACCGCATCAAGACGTGGAGTTACTCCCGTCTTGTCGACTTCGAACAGTGCAAGCTGCGCGCCAAGCTCAAGTACATCGACCGCATCCCTGAACCAGCCCGTCCGCTCCCTTTCGGCAAGACCGAGCACGCCAACGATCGTGGAACACGGATCCACGAAGCCGCCGAGCGCTTCGTGCGTGGTGAAGCGGAGCTGATCCCGGAACTGAAGACTTTCAGCGCTGAGTTTCACGACCTGCGTGACAAGTACAAGCAAGGCTTGGTCTCGCTGGAAGGTGAATGGGCAGTCAACAAGGACTGGGAGCCGGTGCCGTGGAACGATCGTGACGCATGGGCCCGCATCAAGCTCGACGCATTCGTTCGGATGTCGAAAACTCATGCCGTGGTCATTGACTACAAGACCGGCAAGAAGTTCGGCAACGAGATCAAGCATGCAGAGCAGACGCAGCTGTACCAGCTGGCTGCATTTCTTCGCTACCCGGAGCTGGAGCTGATCGACGTCGAGCTCTGGTACACAGATCAGGACGAGCTGACTCATACGAGGTACTCGCGTACCCAAGGTATGCGGTTCTTCCAGAACTTCAACCAGCGCGGCATCGCGATGACCACAGCTGAGGAGTTTCCGCCAAGCCCCAATGTCTTTGCTTGCAAGTGGTGCCCTTATGGTCCCCGAGGGACAGGGGACTGCGACAAAGGAGTCTGATACATGTCTCAAAAGCCGCCCCTCTTCAAACACCAAGTCGCTTCCATAGAATTCATGCGGACTCGTCCACGTGTTCTTGATGCTTCGGATCCCGGAACCGGCAAAACACGAGTGCAGATCGAACTGTTCGCAGCCCGTCGTGCAGCCGGTGGTGGAGCGGCTTTGGTGATCGCTCCGAAGTCCCTCCTGCGCAGCGCATGGGAAGATGACTTCAAGAGGTTTGCGCCACACATTCGAGTATCCGTGGCCACGGCAGAGCGGCGAGAAACTGCGTTCAACACACCGGCTGATGTCTATGTGACGAACACCGACGCTGTGAACTGGCTCGTGAAACAAGATGCGAAGTTCTTCAAGCGCTTCGATACCTTGATCATCGACGAGCTGTCTGCGTTCAAGCACCACACCAGTGGTCGCTCAAAAGCGATGAACAAGATCAAAAAGCACTTCAAGTATCGCTACGGGCTCACCGGCACTCCGAACAGCAACACGATCACCGATCTCTGGCACCAGATATTCATCCTCGATGACGGCCAGCGGTTGGGCAAGTCGTTTTATCAGTTCCGCAACTCGACGCAGACCCCTGAGCAGATCGGTCCGCAGCCAAACATGCTGAAATGGACTGACAAGCCCGGTGCCGAGATCGCTGTAGGTGGACTGATCCAAGACATGGTGGTGCGTCACAAATTCGAAGAGTGCATCGACATCCCGGCGAACCACGAGTACTCGGTACCGTACTACATGACACCGAAGCAGGCCAAGCTGTACCAGCAGTTCGAGAAGAACGCTATCGCAGCACTGTCGAGCGGTAAAGTGATCAGCGCGCTGAACGCTGCAGGCGTGATGACCAAACTGCTGCAAATCGCCAGCGGCGCTTCGTACTCCGAAGGGCTGGAAGGCGAAGACTACGTCAGCATCGACACGGCTCGGTACGAGCTGGTGGCTGATCTAGCTGACCAACGCGACCACAGCGTGGTGTTCTTCAACTGGCAGCATCAGAAGGATCATCTGATCGCTGAGTTCAAAAAGAAAGGCCTGACATACGCAGTTATCGATGGCAGCACGTCGGACAAGCAGCGCAAGGAGGCGGTTGATCTGTACCAAGCCGGGTTCTACCGTGTCCTGCTGGCTCATCCACAGAGCGCAGCCCACGGCCTCACACTTACCAAGGGCACAGCCACGATCTGGGCAAGTCCGACGTACAACCTCGAACACTGGCTGCAAGGCAATCGCCGCATCTATCGTGCCGGCCAGACGCAAAAGACCGAGACTATCGTTGTGCTCGCCCCGGGCACTGTCGAGGATAAGGTGTTCCAGAAATTGATCGACAAGAACGTTCGACAGACTAACATGCTTACCTTCCTTCAGGAAATGTTCGGGGATCGAACACCCTGATTTTTAACCACCGAGCCCCAAGGAGAATCCAATGAGCAATTTCGCCGTCCGCCCGCAAAACACGCCGCTCAACCTCGCGTACCAAATCGCGTGGGAGAAGCAATACCAGCAACTCCTGCACCAGTTTCTGAAGACGCATTACGAGTTTGACGGCTCTGCTGTCGCTGCGTGGATGCGCAAGCAAGGCCTGCACGATCCTGAACACCACAACATGTGGGGAGCCCAGATCACTTACTACGCTGGCCTTGGCTGGATGACGGCAGTGGGTCGCGGCATCCCCTCTGGTGCTGCGCATATTGCACAAGTGCGCATCTGGCGCAGTGCCTTTTGCGAAGCACCGGGCAAGGAGTAACCGATGTCGATGGAAGATGGAAAACTGGAAGTCAACGGCGTCACGTATGACATCGTCACACTTGACTATGAGACTTTCTACAGCGATGACTACACGTTGGCAGGAAAGTTGAACACTTCAGAGTACGTACGTGACGATCGTTTCCATGTACACGGGGTGGCGATCAAGAAGGGCAACGGCAAGACGCTCTGGTACACCGGGCGCAACATCGCACTCGCGCTGAAGGAGATCGACTGGTCGAAGACCGCGATGGTTTGCCACAACACGGCGTTTGACGGATTCGTCACATCGGAGATCTACGGACACAAGCCCGCCTTCTACGTCGATACTCTGTCCATGAGCCGTGCAACACGTGGTCACGCCACGAAGCACGATTTGGACACAGTGGCTAAGTCCTTCGGTCATGGCGGCAAGGTCAAGCGTGATGCGCTGGCCAACACCAAGAACAAAGTGCAGCTTACGAAGGACGAAGAAGCTAAGCTAGGCGGCTACGCAATCGACGACGTGGAAGACACATACAAAATCTTCTGGGACATGTACCCGTACATGCCTGATGACGAGCTACGGTTGATCGACATCACGATGCGCATGTTCTGCGACCCTGTACTGGAAGTCGACATCCCACGCGTCAAAGCTGAACTGGAAAAGGAACTCGGCGCCAAAGCTGGAGCTTTGCAACGCGCAGGCGTTCAGGTCGAGGACCTGATGTCGAACGAGAAGTTCGCTCAGCTGCTCAAGGAGGCTGGTGCTCAACTGCCACAGAAAATCAGTCCGTCGACTGGCAAGCTGACCTATGCATTCGCCAAGTCGGATCTGGCCTTTCAGGAGTTGATGAAGAACGGCAACGACAAAGTACGTGCGCTGTGTGAGGCTCGGCTCAAGGTGAAGTCCACCATCGGCGAGACTCGTGCGAACCGTTTCCTTGAAGCTGGGCGCGACGGCAAGAAGCTGCCCATCCTGCTGAACTACAGCGG